AAACCTACGACGAGGCAATTAAAAACTTTCTTGACACAACGTTCCCTTTTGAAACCAACGAAAACACTCAACTCGCAGAAAACGCAGCCTTTTGGACCACACTAGGCGTGGACGGTGCTTTCCTGCTGAAGGCAGATGTTCAAGCAGCTCCCAAAGGATATGCTTTTGTGCGCAACGCAATTAAAAACATCGGCAAAAACATGGACGAGACCGATCAAGCGGTTATGAAGACGCAAAAAGCGTTCAGCGAAAAAACCGTTGATAAACCGGTGCCCCTATTGACAGACCAACGCGTTGATAAAGTCGACGAGATTCTGAAGCGGATGGAAAAAAGAAACAAAAAAATGGCGGTCGAAGCGGACAAAGAGGCAGCAAAAATTAAAAAAGAGTATGCCGACATGGGTATAGAGGAGTTTACCGAAAACAACAAACAATTTGTTACAAAACCCGACGGGATGTCGGACGAAGAGGCTTTAAAAAAGACAACCGAAATGTTTAAAAGACAGACCGCTGCGAGAGAGAGTGTGAGAAAGAAATGGGCCAACTCCGATACAGCTAAAGACGACGTAGCCGAGTACAATCGTGAACTTAAGTATTGGAAGGATAGGCGTAAAAAACAATCGGCAGATTTCCAACCGTCTGACAAATTAAATAAGGCTTTATTTGAAGACTACCCTGAGATATTGACCCCGCAAAAAAGAGAGGCGTTAGCGGAACGGTTTATCAATAATCCCGAATATAGAAAACTACAAAAAGAATTAAAGGAGGCCAAAAGAAGTGTTGACGAAAGATTCAGGGCTGGGGAAATTGGGGAAGCCGAATTTCACAAACAAACGGTTCTTTTGACAGACAAAACCAATAAAAAAACTGAAAAACTTTTGCTTGACCAAATTAAGTCTGAAGTAGAGTTCGCGGTAAGTTCCGATCCACTCAAAATATACGAGGACATTGTACTAAAAAAAGGCGATTATAAGGACATAACAAGGCATCTAAAAGGTGGAAGTGTGCAAAATAGTGTAGACTATGCCCTAGACCAGTGGAGCTGAAATGGCTATAGACGAAATGAACAAACCAACCAACATTGATCGGGTCACAGACCTGATTGATTTGGACATTGAAGCAGGGCAAGAGGTTGAAATTGACGCCCCCATCCCGGAAGACGGCGATGTAGAGGTTAATTTTGCTCAAGACGGCAGTGCCGTTCTTGATTACATGCCCGATGAAATGAACATCGAGAACACCATTCCTTTTGACGCCAACCTAGCTGATTACATGGATGAATCCGAACTTGGAGCAGTCGCTGCCCAATTGCTCGGTGATTTCGAAGAAGACCGCATGAGTCGGGACGAATGGGAAGACGCTTATGTTAAAGGACTGGATCTTCTCGGGTTTAAATACGAAGACCGTGATCGACCGTTCCCTGGTGCAAGTGGCGTAACCCACCCATTATTAGCTGAATCCGTTACTCAATTTCAAGCCCAAGCCTTTAAAGAACTACTGCCCGCTCAAGGCCCGGTAAAAACCGAGGTCCTCGGTCTGGCGACCCCTGAAGTAGAAGCGCAAGCTGATCGTGTGCGGGAGTTTATGAACTACGAGATTACTTGTGTGATGGAAGAATACACACCGGAAATGGATCAATTGTTGTTCTATTTACCCCTTGCCGGATCAGCGTTTAAGAAAGTTTATTATGACACCAACCTTCAACGGGCCGTGAGCCGTTTTGTTCCGGTCGAAGATTTAGTGGTGCCGTACGCGGCCAGCGATTTGGAAACCTGCACAAGAATCACGCATATTGTAAAGATGACCTACAACGAAATCCGCACTCAACAGTTGTCCGGATTTTATAGAGACATTGAAATTACCCCGACCTACACCACCACTCAAACCACTACCCAAGACAAAGTAGAAGAGCTGGAAGGCATTAGCGGTTCGGGCAACGACATGATGTATGAACTTCTGGAGTTTCATGTGGCCATGGAACTGGTCGGCTTTGAAGACCCTGATGGGCTACATCTACCGTTTATTATCACTATTGATAGAACCTCAAGTCAGGTTTTATCCATTCGACGTAACTATTATGAAGACGACGCACAAAAAAGGAAAATCCCTTATTTTGTACACTACAAGTTTCTCCCAGGACTGGGTTTCTACGGCTTTGGTTTAATTCACATGATCGGGGGACTCTCCAGAACCGCAACAGCGGCCCTCAGACAACTCATAGACGCAGGAACTCTGTCCAATCTCCCCGCCGGTTTTAAAGCTCGGGGCATAAGAATAAGAGACGACGAAACGCCTTTAGAACCCGGAGAATTTAGAGACGTAGACGCACCAGGAGGCGCCTTAAAAGATTCCTTGATGCCCCTACCTTATAAAGAACCAAGCGGCACATTATTTCAATTAATGGGTTTTTGTGTTGAAGCCGGACAACGCTTCGCTGCCATTACCGACATGCAAGTGGGTGAGGGCAACGATCAAGCGGCAGTCGGTACCACCTTAGCGCTTATGGAACAGGGGACCAAGGTCATGTCCGCGGTCCATAAACGACTGCATTACGCGCAAAAAACAGAATTTAGAATATTAGCCAGAGTGTTCTCAGAGTTTCTTCCACCAGAATACCCTTATCAGGTTGTTGGTGGAGACCAAATGATCAAGCAACAAGACTTTGATGGTCGTGTTGATGTTATTCCGGTCTCTGATCCAAACTTTTTCTCTTTTGCCCAACGAATTTCGCTCGCGCAACAAGAACTGCAACTGGTGCAAAGCAACCCGGACATACACAATATTAAAGAAGCCTATCGTCGAATGTACACGGCCCTTGGTTCACAGAACATTGAAACGTTATTATTACCTGATCCACCGCCCCCACAACCGACAAGTCCGGCGCTGGAAAATGCGGCGGCTTTGATGGGCTCTCCTTTGCAGGCGTTTCCGGAACAGGATCACGATGCGCACATTGAATCACACATTACGTTTTTAGAAAACCCGATGGCGTCTATGAATCCCCCTGTAGCCACCTCTTTACTAACCGACATTTTTCAACACGTTGCTTTTAAAGCAGAGGAGATAGCGGAACAACAAGTACAACAGTTAGCAGAGCAGGACCCGCAATTACAACAACAACTAATGCAAGAACAGCAAATGATGCAGCAACAGCAAATGATGGCTCAACAAGGCGGCATGCCACCACAACCTATGCCGCCTATCCCTCTTAGGGAACAATTAAAGGCTCAGGTTGAAGCGGATTTATTGGAAGAACTTATGCCGAGGATCAATGAAGTAATGAACCTTCCTCAAGATAACGAAGGTGTTTTGGAATTGAAACAACAGGAACTTATGATAAGATCACAAGAGAACGAAGACGATAAACGTATCGCTGAAGAGAAATTAGCTCTTGAGCGAGAAAAGATGGAAGTACGGGAAGAAACCGACGAAGAGAAGATGCGAAGCCAAGAAGACATCGCAGCGCTCAGAGCCCAGATTTCCCGTGAAAAAATGGAACAAGCTAAAAACAAAGGAAAATAATGCCGGTTGCTTACGAAAACCCTTGGGACGACCCTTTATATGACCCGCCTAAAGAGGATAAAGCCCCTAAAATTGGGGACCCACAAGGAGGCCCTTCGGCTGATGAAATTCAGGCTATGATAGACGAGGCTCTTTCTCAAGGAATGGGCCCCGAAGAAATTCAAGCCTTGGTCAAAAAAATGCTCGCCGAACAAGCCGCACCCGATTTAAGCGGTTATGCTCAAACAGGGGATGTAGATGCCGCCATTGAAGCCGCGCTCGCCGGACAAGAGGGACCCGATTTAAGCGGTTATGCTCAAACAGGGGATGTAAAGAAAGCTATTGAAGAAGCGCTTGCCGGACAAGCGGGACCCGATCTAAGCGGTTATGCTGAACAGGGAGACATAGAGAAAGCCATTGAAGCGGCGCTTGCCGGACAAGAGGGGCCCGATTTAAGTGGGTACGCTCAATCCGGGGACATCCAAGATATGATCGACGCAGCGATTACCGGACAAGCGGGACCTGATTTAAGCGGGTATGCTCAAACAGGGGACATGAACGCAGCCATAGCAGCA